CTTCAGGTGCAGTTCCAAGGCAATACGCAAAAACAAATCCATATCCAATGTATTGTGATGGGTAATGAAAGGCCGGGCAGAAGCGCCCCCGGCAATGGTATGCAAAACAGGGGTCTCCACTTCCATATATCCCCGTTGATCCAGAAAAGAACGAATGCCGCTGATAATGATGGAACGCTTGCGGAAGGTATCCCGCGCATCTTCATTCATAATCAAATCCACATACCGCATCCGATAACGGGAATCGGTATCTTTCAAGCCGTGAAACTTTTCAGGAAGAACGGTCAAAGCTTTTGAAAGCAAGCAAATGGATTTGGCATGGACGGAAATTTCGCCCCGGCGAGTTTTAAAAACAAAACCAGCCAAACCCACAATGTCTCCGATATCAAACTTTTTAAAATCGGCAAAGGATTCTTCCCCCACATCATCCACACGTACATAACATTGGATTCTGCCCAACGAATCCATCACATCTATGAAGTTGGCTTTTCCCATATCCCGGCGGCTCATGAGACGTCCGGCCAAGAAAACATCTTTTCCTTCCCATGCTTCAAAATTTTCTTTGATGGTTTTGGAGTA